TGCTCGCTTCGCTACGCCGCTTTCGCTGGCGCCGCGTTGTTTGCAGCAGAGAAACGAGATTATGAAGAAGTTTTTTTCGCTTGTCAAGTCGGCGTCACAGACTGCGTTTCGCTTTCTTGCTTGCGACCTCTTCAGGTCTGCCTCTCTTAGCAGCCATCGAAATATCAGGGTTAACCCTAAGTTTTCGGCAACTGCCAAGCCCAAGACTATAACACGATTTTTGCAGATTGTGCAACCGGCTTTTGCCTAACTTGCTGCAATCCTTGCAATAACCGCGGGGCATTCATTTCTGACTGCTTTGCGGCAGACCTGGCTCGAATCTCTTGCCCGACCTGTTGTGCTTGCTTGGCCTCGCGGTTCAAAACTGTCCGAACTGCGAAGGAGCGAGACTATAGCACAGTTTTTTCGCGTGGCGCAAAAAGGCCGATCCCCCCGCTTGTTCAGCGGCTGCCCCGGTGGCCTCCCCTATATATAGTGGTGATTCCCGCGGTTGCCCCATATAGATAGTTGTCTTGTCCGCCTTGCCCTACGTTTACTATTCGCCTGTACGCCGCACCTTACTGGAGACGAACACGCTATGCCCCCAGCCATCGCCCTGAGCGAAGATATCCTGATCAATGTCACCCCCTTCGAAACCCGCGTTGCGCTGGTGGAACAAGGGTCGGTACAGGAGCTGCACGTAGAACGCAGCATCCAGCGGGGCCATGTCGGCAATATCTATCTGGGGCGTGTCGTCCGTGTACTGCCGGGCATGCAGAGCGCTTTCATCGATATCGGACTGGAGCGCGCGGCTTTCATCCACATCGCAGACCTGCGCGAGAACCGGGGCGAAAGAAGCCAGGGGCTGACTCCCACCCCGATCGAAAAGCTGCTGTTCGAGGGACAGACCATCATGGTTCAGGTGGTCAAGGATCCCCTGGGCACCAAGGGCGCACGACTTTCCACCCAGATCAGCATGGCGGGCCGGATGCTGGTTTACCTGCCGCACGATCCGCATATCGGCATTTCGCAGAAGATCGACGACGAATCCGAACGCATCCAGCTACGCGAACGCCTGCAAGCCTTGATGCCGGCAGAGGAAAAAGGCGGCTTCATCGTCCGCACGCAGGCCGAAGGCGCCAATGACGAGGAGCTGACGGCCGATCTGGAGTATCTGCGTAAATTGTGGACCAGCGTCCAGGCGGCGGCGCGCACCCAGCCGGCCCCCGCCCTGCTGCACCAGGATCTGACCCTGGCGCAGCGCGTGCTGCGCGACATGGTGGGCCCGAGCACCGGAACCATTCTTGTGGATTCCCGCACGACCAGTGCCGCGATGCTGGAATGGGCGCGCATCTATACGCCCTCGGTCGTGGGCCGCATCCAGCACTACAGCGGGGAGCGCCCCCTGTTCGACACCGCCAATGTGGACGATGAGATTGCCCGGGCGCTCTCTCGACGAGTGGACTTGAAGTCGGGCGGCTATCTCATCATCGACCAGACCGAGGCGCTGACCACGGTCGACGTCAATACCGGCGGCTTCGTGGGCGGCCGCAATTTCGACGACACCATCTTCAAGACCAACCTGGAAGCGGCCCAGGCCATTGCGCGCCAGCTGCGGCTGCGCAACCTGGGCGGCATCGTCATCCTGGACTTCATCGACATGGAGGAACAGGAGCACCGCGAAACGGTGTTGGCCGAACTGAAGAAGGCGCTGTCGCGCGACCGCACCCGCATGACGGTCAACGGCTTTACACAACTGGGGCTGGTGGAAATGACGCGCAAGCGCACCCGCGACTCGCTGGCGCATCAGCTATGCGAGCCCTGCCCCATGTGCGAGGCGCGCGGCAACGTGCGTACGCCGCGTACCGTCTGCTATGAAATCCTGCGCGAGATCCTGCGCGAGGCGCGGCAATTCAATCCCAAGGAATTCCGCATCCTCGCCTCGCAAGAGGTGGTTGACCTGTTCCTGGAAGAAGAAAGCCAGCATCTGGCGATGCTGGGCGACTTCGTGGGCAAGCGCATTTCGCTGGAAGTGGAAGGCGCGTACTCTCAAGAGCAGTACGACATAATTCTGGTCTAGTGTTCCGAGCTTCTCACCACTTATCAGAACTCCCCGCAAAGCCGCGTATATTCTCGCGTCTTTCTTTCTGGGCTTCTCACGAGCTATCCTCCCATCTCGTACAAAATGGGTAGCTAGGTGGGTAGCCAGAAGATGCAGCTACCCAAATCGAGGGAGTTATGGCGACAAAGCGCGTATTGCAGGGCCTGCTGACCGACATCCATATCAAGAACTGGATCCGCGCCGGCAAGCCGGTGGCCAAGTCTGACGGTGGGGGGCTTACCTTCACCCTGTCGAAATCCGGGACGGCCACCTGGGTGCTGCGCTACCGCATGCCAGGCCGCCGGGCCGAGGCGACAATCGGGAACTACCCGGATATCTCCCTGGCCGAAGCCCGCAAGGAGGCCAGCCGCCTACGTGCCATGATCGACGCGGGGAAAGACCCGGCCGCCGAAAAACGGGAAGCCAAGCAGAAGGCCAGGACCGCGAAGAGCATCGGGTGGCTGGTCGACGACTACAAGGAAAAGGTCCTCAAGCATCTGTCAGGCTCCACGAACCGGAGCTATAAACGCCAGCTCGTCCGAATAGAGGACGAATGGCGATCGCGGCCAGTGGAGGAAATCACCCACACTGACGTCATCGAGCTGATCAGCAGGACGAAATCAGGTTTCAAAACCCTCAAGTCTGGCTGGCGCGAGACGGAGACCCTCTACATCGTCATCCGGGAGATTTTCAAGCACGCCGCCGGCCAGCGTATCGTGGTGATCAATCCCGGCGTGGGGATCAGCTTGGAGGCGATCATAGGGAAGCGGCCGAAAGCCAAGGCGCGGCTTATGCTCACCGATGACGAGATTGCCGAGTTCATGCAAGCCAAGATGAACCGCCAGAATCAGCTAAGCGTGTGGATCATTGCCGCGACCTGCGTGCGTGTGTCCGAGTTCACCAACGCCCAGCGGCAGCACATCAGGACAGACGAGCTGACCATAAAGCGCCTCGGTGCCGGCCTATGGCACGTACCGGAATCGAAAACTGGGGCGGGCACGGACATCCCTCTGCCGCCGCCAGTAGTGGAGTGGTTCCGCGAGCTGGATAGCCTGGCGCTGGATTCCCAGTACATCGTGCCGGCGCGGTCAGTGGCAAGGCTCAAAAAACACGGCGGGGATGCGCCTATTCAGAAAGACGGGGTGTGGGGGGCCATCAACTACTGGATCCAGAACTACCAGCCCAAGGTCCGGCGCTTCACCCCGCACGATCTGCGCTCCACCGCGAAATCGCACATGCGCGCCCTCGGCGTCGGCCGCGATATCTCCGAGATGTGCCTGAACCACAAGCTCAAGAGCGTGGAGGGCATTTACGACCAGTACAGCTACTGGAAGGAGCGCCGCGAGGCACTGACGCTCTGGGTCAACCACTTGGTGGAGTGTCGCGGCTCAGTTGAACCGACCTCCGCTGGCGCTCGAAAGGCGATCGCCATATTGCACAATAAGTCACGAACATCCAAGCGATAGTTAGTCAGGACTGTCAGCAGATACCCATTCCAACAAATTACACCGACCATCACATTCTGTAGAATCATGACCCATCAAGCGAATGCAAAGGCCGCCGGCCGCAACGGAGCGCTCATTAATGGCACAGTCTGACTCAAAAGCTGCCGGCAGCACCTACTGTGTTGTTTTTGAAATATCGAACGAACGCGCAGTACAGCTAACAAATTTCTTGCGAGAACAGTGTCCTGCCGTATGTCCCCTTACGCAATCGGCCTGGATGGTAAGGAGCGAAATGACTACAGAGCAGCTTCGCGATGAACTTCGTCAGTTCGCGCCAGATAAAACGGATCGAGTGTATGTTTTTAATACAGGCGGAATCGGCGCATGGCGCAATCCCATTTCCGACAAACATACCGATTGGCTAAAAAAATACTTGTGAGATATAGATGGGAGCCCAAGAGGATGGAGTAATACGCGCCCAGCGCCGCCGCGTTGAGCTGGTTCTGACATTTGAAGTTCACGAGCACGAACTTCAATCGCTTCAAGAGGGAGAGAGCGTTGGAGTTGACCTGACTTTCGCCGTCGCCTTCCTATCCATAGCAGCATCGGCTGTGTTCACCCTATCGACAGCGACATTTGATAACTCGACCGTCAAAATGTTCGCTATTGCTAGTTTGTTTCCGGGCGCTCCCGTTGGTTTGTATTTCTTATGGCGCTGGAATAAGCTCCGTCAGAGGAATGGAAATCTCTGCAAAAAGATTCGTGATCGAGGTCAAGAGGCCCCCGCAACGCCTCCGAAAGACGGCCAACTACAGGCGACTGCAGAAGTTCCCGACAAGCTCCCGTCCGAAACGCCTTTCGTGAACAAGTGAATCCGGGTTTCCCAGCCAAATCGAGGGACCACTCCAATCATGCAGTTACCTGCTGGGTTCGGATAGCTTGACCCTATACTGGCCCTTCCGATGGGAGGGACCATGTGCAGCCACTATCAGACCCTGAAGGATGCCGAGTACCTGCTGAAGAAATTCGGGGTGCCAGAGAAGCCGAAGGCCATGGGCGAGTACGACATGTGGCCGAAGTATCAGGGGCTGTTCGTGCGGCGGCCACCCGAGCACGATGCGGGCGATGAGGCTGTGCCGGAAAGGGAGGCGATCGTGGGCCGCTGGGGCATGATCGCGCCTGGCACACCGCCGGAAAAATTGCCGCAGGCGGAGAAAATCTACACTTTCAACGCCAAGAGCGAGACCGCACACACCCTGTGGACTTTCCGCCTGGCTTGGGCCAAGGGCCGGCGCTGCATCATCCCGGCCGACGCGATCTTCGAGCCCGACTGGCGGTCGGGCGCTGCGGTGGCAACCCGCTTCACCCGCGCCGACGGCGCGCCGCTGGGCATCGCCGGCCTGTGGGACCGCTACCGGGACGCCGCCGGCCAGTGGCAGGAGAGCTACACCATGCTCACCATCAACGCCGACCAGGATCCGCTCTTCCAGAACTACCACCAGGCCGGCAAGGAAAAGCGCATGGTGGTCATCCTGCCGGAGGGCGCCTATCAGGACTGGCTCACAGCCCCGGTGGCCGACACCCGCGAATTTCTGGTGCCCTACCCGGCCGAGCGCTTGGTAGCCAGCCCCATGGGGACGGGAAAGTCCGATAGCTGACCCCGATTGCAGACGGAATATACTGGATATAAAACCAGTGTTTTCCGCCATGCCGTTCAAAGACCCGCTCACCTTCGCCGACCTCCGGGCCATCCGGGAGCGTCAGCCCTGGAACCCTGATGTGCTCTCCCTGCTCTGGGAGGTGAAGCGCCTGCGCGCGGCCATGCTGCGCCTGCACCAGGTGTCCTTCGAACTTAAGCGGCCTGCCGGCCTGACGGGCGACATCTACGACGATCTGCTGGCGGGCCTGGCAAGGGAGCCCTGTGTATTGGAGCGCGGCCAGATGACGGCCGAGCTGCTGGAATCGCCGCGCAAGCTGCGCAAGGGGATGGCGCCGCGGTGACGGTGCAAGCACTTGGCCCCTTCCTATTGCATCAAGCACTAATTTCCTTGGGTAACAAAGCTCGACACTCATGCAAACAGAGTCCATCGTCAGCCTTAGGATACAAGCCTACAAGGAGGTGCGAAATGGAGGACCTACTTCACCGAGCTGGTCGAGAAGCTGCAAGGCACGGTGTACCACTTTCCGCTTGTCCGTTCTTGGTGGCCGCTAATATGCCCGGCCACACAGGCGAAACACCAGCCAAATGGAAGGCCAAGTTGTCAGCGTGGGAAGCGGGCTGGAAGGAGGAAACCGAGGCACGGCTGGCGGACCTTAGACGCCGAACACTCCAACTGCTCGACGACTGAGGGCGCCGGATTGCTAGGGCTTGGCCCAAGCATCGACCACGGACTGATGCCGGGCGGCGCACTCGGCATACTGGAACGCCAGCGCGGCATGAGCCTGCGCCAGGTCGTCCCACGCTGGCGAATCAACGCGCGGGATCGGCGGGCACGGCGCGCTGAGGTTGACGGGCAGCGTTGGCCGCGTCGATGGCTTCGTTGGTTGCGCGCACCCGGCCAGGGTCGCGCACGCAGTCAGCAGGCAAAGGGCGCTGAACGATTTCACGGGTATACCTCTCGATGACCTTGGGCTGGGCAGTGGCGAGCATGTGCGCGGTGTCGGCCAGGCTCTGCGACAGCCCGGTCAGCCGCTCGGCCTCAGTCTTGAATTCCTCCAGGCCTGCCACGCGGTGGGCCTCCTGGCACTCGGCCCGGCCCGCTTCGCGCTGGCTGTGCCCGTACCAGGCCACTCCAGCGCCGGCCACGCCCAATACCATCGCACCTGCGACGCTGGCCGCGGCGTAGCCCTTCCAGCCAATCAACGCAGTCCCGATAGACATAGCTCACGCTCCGCAAGTCGGCGGTTGTACAGGCCTCGGACGAACTTCCCATCTGCATACGACCAGGCGGGCTTGCCATCTGGGCCATGCGCCAGGGCATTGCAGCCCTCGGCGATACGCCCCGCATTGATCAGGCCCACTGCCCGACTCGCGCACGTGCTCGGCACGCCGAAGTTGTGCGAATGGCTGCTCAGAGCATCGAAGATCGGCTGGCTTATGACCACGTCGATGCAATCGGCCAGGTCAAGCTGCCCCTTGCCAACCACCATCCGCTCCACCTCGGCGCAGCGCTCCGGCGACCAGTAGTCGCCCACCACTACGGGATAAGGGCTGGTGTGCTTCGTGATGCCCTTGCAGACGGTCGGCAGGTTCTTCGCCAATTTATCGGCGTAGACGACGTTCTGGCCTTCCCCCTCCCAGCGCCCCAGGAACTGCTGGAGATCCGTCGAGAACAGCGCCAGGGCGCCAGAGACAACAAGGGCGGCAGCGCCGCCCGTGACTCGAGTGCCTACTTTCATAGCTCGCACCTCTCACGCAGGGCCGCCATACGCGCCTCGCTCTCCGCTTGTTCACGCCGATCGCGCCGGCGCTGGTAATAGAGATTGGCGAACAGGCCCACCACCGCTACGAGCACTCCCGCCCAGCCGATCCAATTGACCTGCGCCGCCCACCCAACCACGCCAGTAATGGCGCCCGCGTCTGTCGTCCGGCTTGCAGCTCGAATGGCCACGTCATCCAGATTCATCCTCTTGATCCTTTGGGGCATAGCGCCTCCGTATGGACGAAAAAAACCCGCCAAGGCGGGACAGGTAGAACAAGAAAAATCTATTTGAGTTACAACTTGCGGCTTTTGCTCCTATGAAACCCTGGTCCCGCCGTCAGCCCCGCCGAAAGCCTGCCCCGACCCTTGCCGAGGCGCTTGCGCGCTATCTGGCCGAGGTTTCATCCACCAAGAAGGGGCACGTCTCCGAGCAATCCATCGCACGGATCTGGCGCGCCACCCGCCTAGCCATCCGCCCGGTCGATCGCATCCGCAGCTCCGACCTGACGGAACTGCGCGATGCATGGCTCAAGGATCGAGCGCCGGCCACCGTGGTGCGGCGCATGGCATTCCTGTCCCACGTCTACACAGTGATTCGCAAGGATTGGGGCTTTGATCAATTGGCCAACCCTGTGCAGTTGGTACGCCGGCCCGCAGTGGACGATGCGCGCGACCGACGTCTCTTCGATCGGATAACATTGCGCGGCGTCTCAGATGACGACTGCCCGCGCAAGGAGCTGGAATGGATCATTCGAGCCACCAGATCCGCGGAATTGCCCACCATCCTGACGGTTGCTAAGGAAACAGGCATGCGCCGATCCGAGGTAGTCGGCATCCAGCGCGAGCACCTCGACCTAATGCACGGCGTGGTGCATCTGCCCCACACGAAAAACGGCCGCGCCCGCGACGTTCCTCTCACCCCTCGAGCACGCGAAGCGCTACGGCGCTGGGTAACGGGAAAGCCGATGCGCGGCCGCATCTTCGCGATGCAGCCTGGCTCAGTCACTCGGGCCTTTATCCGCGCCCGCCGCCGCGCTCGACTCCGGTATGAGGGGATGTGTCGGCACTTTGGTCGGCGACCCAACTCGGCGTACTTCCGCGACCTACGCTTCCATGACCTGCGACATGAAGGCACATCCCAGCTCGCAACCGTGTTTCAGATTCATGAGCTGGCCAAGGTAAATGGCAACGTCGACACCCGCATGCTATTGCGCTACTACCACCCACACGGACGCGAGCTGGCGCAGAAGTTGGCTCGCAGCCCGCTAGGCCGACGGCAATTGGAAGAAATGCGCCGCGAGCGCGAGGTCGAGCCGGAAGCCATGGCGTTGGCTGCCTAGCAGCTAGGGCTGGGGCGTGAAGTCTTCCACCGATTGAGGAGGCTCCACAGCCGTTAGCCAAGCAGGCAATTCGCCCCAACCTCCATAGGTGACCTTGCCCTCCGCCGTCTCGGTTTCCGTTCCGATCATGTACGGCGAGCCCGTATCGACGATCCAAAGCGGCGTCGCGCGATAGTCGTCGACCATCTCCCACGAGTCGCCCACCCTGCGCGGCCATTTCCCCGCCGGCGGAATCGGCGGCGCTTCTTCGTACGCGCCGTACGGCACGTTATACGCTCCGGGGGTCAGTGCCAGTTCATTGGCGACAGTCTTGTACAAGTACAAGCCATCCGCGTCGGTCTGAAAAACTTCTTTCTGCATACTCTTCTCCTTAGAAATGGAATTTGCACTGCAAATGCGCGGGCGTTGGGGTCATCGCAGCAGGACGCCTTCAAGTCACATAGCCATCTGGAAGTTTTCACTAGCGGCAGCGGCTCGGCGTACACGCTGGTTGACTTTGGCGGGCGGACCGCTTCGGTCTTGAGTGCTTCGAACGTTCCAACGGAGCTCACCGGAGGCGTCGAAACTCGACCTCGGAACGTCAGCTATCAACCCAGGATCCACGCCTGACGACCGCCTCACTGCAAATGCGAGAGCGCTGGGTAGCCTCCAAAGCTCGCAGCTTCAGGCTCACGCGCACAATCTTCGATACAGCAATACGGCGGCGAACGAGCAATG